TCGACATAATCTTCAACCCCTTCCGCTTGGCGGCTTTCTTAGCTGCTTTCTTACCTTTGGGGGTATACGGATACGACTTATTTCCTACGTTTGGCATAATAGTGTTATTGTTAGTGTTGGGGTTTAGCATTTCCACCTTCTAAGCGCAAGGGCCTTTCGGGTGGGTCTGCCTTTGGAGTCTTTCATCGGACCTTTGACGCCTGACATCCGCGCACAAAAAGACCGCTTCCTCGGGCCTCCCTCTGGTTGCGGTTTCTTTAAGTTACTACCTGTCTTTCGGTTGTAATACTTGCGTCCCTTTTCTGTTAAGCCTCCTTTTTCTGACTTGTGTTCTTTGCGAAGGGACAGTCCTTTTCGTTTAGCGGGCATTGTTCTCCAGATCGTTTATGTAATGTAACATCTCTCCCACTGTCAGTCTTTGTTCCTTGGTCCACGGTTGCGCTTTGACCTTCTCTAAAAAGTAAGGGAGCTTTGTCGGACGAAGACTCGGAGTGCATCCACTCATTAATAACATCACGCATATTGCTGTGACGCTCAACATATAGCTTCTCTTCATACGCTTCCATAAGACCACGGAATGCCTCTGCCAGTCGCGGAAACGCAATGAGCATCTTGACTAACAGAGACATCGACATGTGGTGCGTGTGTTTAGGTGTTATTTCTCTTTGGCACGCCCAATGTTAAGGGCAAGGAAATCAACAATCTTGTAAAGTTTACGGACCCATCCATCGTCCATAGGAGTAGGCGTAAGGGCGGCAATAGCAGAACAAGCGGCGACCACAGCAGTGATAGCGCCTAGGATCTGTTCGTGATTGTTGATGAGGTAGTTAATAATATCAGACATAATAATAATTAGAAGGCAGTTGTTACGGAAAGCCGCTGCTCAACCTGGGAGCGATACTTCTGGTCGTAACCATAACGTGGGTCCTGCATGGCAACCGTCATCTCCTTAGAGGAGCTAAAGGGAACGGCCCCGGATGTCCCCGAGGTATCACCTTGAACAAGCGACACAGGAGATCCACCGTCTGACTTAAAGCGAGCATAGAGTCCTCGGATAGCCATGGTTGCGGCATTAACATCCCCCGACTCGACAGTGTTGTTATACACCTCTTGCTCTTGCTCGGTGAGTGCTGTAGCTGCCCATTCGGACATTGCCTCATAGTTCTCAGGACCACCGGCTTCACTCATCAAGGCTTGTTGTTGCTGTGCTGCCACGGCTTCGTAGCCATTAACATACATATCAACCATCTCCTTAGGAATGCCGTTAGCCTCAAGAGCCTTATAGGTTTCCTCGGACAGTTCACCATTCTCAAAGTATTCTTCGGATGCACTGGTCACTGTGTTGTTAACAGCCGTGTTATCCGTGGGCGCCTCGTCGTTTGTTGACTCATCGGTAGACTCTTGTTGGCGTTCGTGGAACTGCTTTTCTAGGTTACTATAAGCATCCGCAAGGGCCTCAGGGTTCTCAAACTTCTCCGGTAGCCACTCAGGGCGCTCGGAGGTAGCTTCAGCCGTTTCGGGCTGCTCTTGTGCTGCTGCGGCTTCTTCTTGCATTGCAGCCTGTTGTTCAAGAGAGATGTTCTCCTGTTCAGTGGGTTCGCTAAATGTAACGCTTTCCATATTTATTCTTGGGGTTCAACTGATGGCATATTACCCGCCAAGGCTTGATCGTTCAAGGCTTTAATACCGGCAGGTCCCAGCTTCTCAGTCATAGCTTGCATCTGTTGCATTTGTGCTTCTTGTTGCATCTGCTCGGCACTCTTGATGAGTCCTTCGGTCTTGATACCGAGAGCAGTTGCACGACGCTTAAAGTAGTCTTCAACATTAACAAACTGGCCGATAGCTTCGGGTCCTACGACCTGAGCAGCACCGGCAAGGAATAAATCTAGTTTAGAAAGATCGTTACCTCTACCAAGGGCCTCAACCCCGGTAACAATTACTGGCTTCACCAAGTCCTTAGGGAGCTTAGGTAACATCTTTTTCTTTTGCATTACCGACATGATCCGCTTCACCAACGGCAGTTGCATCTCGGCAGCCAGGAGCGAGTAAAGCCCACCTAGGGACGCCTCTAGCTCTTGGGATAACATACGGATCTCTTCGGCTGTCACACGCTCGGCCTGTCGGACAACTCCTGAGGTAAGCAAGAAGGCGGCTCCAAGGCGATCCTTGATGGCCTCCATGGTGACCTGAGCAGTGCGGAAGTCATTGAACTTATCAAGCTGGAGAGTGTTAACATCAGCGGCGTTGCCTTGGACAATCGCACCGTTGGGGCTTTCAGCAAGCGTCCGGGCACGGGTGGTTCCATTAGGGTTAACAAGAAAGAGAACCTTGGCAGCAGCAGCCGATCCCTCGACAATCGCCCGGGTCAACGCTTCAAGACTTTGGATGTCACCGAGGTATTCCTCAACGAACCCACGTCCATAGGCTTCACCGTCAATCCTGGAAAGTCTTAAGGGGATGAATGGGTTGCGGTCTAGTGTTACCTTGCCACCGGCATATGGGATGTCCACACCATTAACATCTTGGGTAATAATCCACTCTTCACCGGTGCGCTTACATGAAGTAAACAGATCCACCTTAGCGTCACTTGAGGCAAGGTTCGGGTCTTGTTGTTGAAGTTGATTACGTATCTCTTCCGAAAGAGTGTTAAATGCAACAGACTCCTTGGTGGCTACCGATAACAAATTACCCATAGGGTCACGCTGGACAACAAAGCGGTCGAGGTGGAACACCCGGAGTCCCCCTTCGTCGGGAAGATATAACAAAGCGTTACCGGTGATGATAAGATGCTTGAGGGCCTCGTGAAGCGCAACCCGGTATGCACCTCGGGTAACCTCATCCATCACCAGTTCCTCCAAGGCTTGAAGAGATGCTTCGATCTCACTCATCAACTCGGGTGGTGTCTCGTCCTCTGCAAGTTTCTTTTCGTTGGCTTGGAAGCGGAAGAAGGGAGAGTTAGGAGGCAACAGAGCGAGGAGCAGCTTGGAGGCAAGATTGTTAACCCCACGGGAACCGACGCCACTGAAAGGTGTCTCAAGGCGGCTGTGTGGTCCGAAGCCCTCCTCCGGCATAACATAAGGAAGAGTGAGCTTGGAACAGGCCCGACCTCGGTCAAGGTAAGAATACCGTGCGCCTTCCAAGGACGTATAGAGTTGCTGTGCGGTCTCGGCGTGCATGTTTGTTATTAATGTTAAGGTAGATCCTCAGTAGGTTGAGGTTTGATTGATAAGAATTCCAACTGGGTAAGCTCCTGGACACCCGAAGTCCCATCAAGCATCGCGTCATCGTTCGCCGTAAATCTCCAGCAGTCGATAGCAATAAGTTTACCACTGCCATCCGTAGCTTCGGCTAGGTTGTCCACAGGTGGAAGTCCAGTGAGCGTTGTGCCTTGTTTGTTAGGGTAACCACGGTCAGCATCAACAGCCGCAGCGAGTCCAGTGTAAACATCGGGCTGAACAACGTAATAGCGGAACCCAGTGTCGGCGCGTGACTGCTCAATGTCGGTCAGTGGTTCTTGGTCTAGTTCGTCCATGGCTTAGTATTCAATCATTGGGAGTTCATCGAGCATACCATCAAGTTCGTCGGCTATCTCAAGGTCTTCTTCAAAGGGTGGTTCCCAGTGTAACCGCTCAAGGTAGCTGTTGAGTGTTAGCTCTTCGATTCCATCGCGGTCAAAGTCGTCGGTATCTAGAATCAGAGAACGCTTTATGCAGTAGAGTTTATCGCTAGATGTCTCTGGGTCTAAAAACAAGTCATCCCAAAGTGCCAACCACCGCTCAGTGCCGTCACCGTCAGGCAGACCTCGGGCTGTGTTACCGGATGCTGTGAGTGTCTCGTAAGATTGCTCGTTGCTGAATCTAAAGAAGCGATGGGTTTCGTCGTTCATGTTTATTGTTATTGTTCAACACTGTTGATAAAGATGCTCCAGCCCTTCGACTTGAGAGATGTTATTGCAGCAGTCGTCGCGGCGGTCAGCCCACTGCCATCATAGGTGATGTCGATGCCAGCGTCAGCCAAAGCAGTGCCACCAGATGCTCCGGTAGCCGTTGCGTATTTGCCGGATGCGTCAATGGACGTTAGTATGTTCTCGACCGATTGTGCGGTGAGAGACGTGCATCCGCCCCATGTGTTGTTGAAGACTCCGCTTGGGATACTTGATGGATTCCAGTTAGCAAAGACATCGGCAGAGAAGTCGGTAAGTGAAGTGCAGTTTGTCCATGCGTAACTCACGTTAGCCGCTAATGGAAGCTCCACGCTAAAACTTGTGAGTGAAGAGCAGAGATACCATGCGTAACTCACGTTAAGCGCTAAGGGAAGCTCTGAGCTAAAACTTTCAAGTGATGAGCAGTTAAACCATGTGCCATTCACGCTCGTCGCCAAAGGAAGCTCCACGCTAAAACTTTCAAGTGAAGAGCAGTTATACCATGCGCTAGTCACGATAGTCGCTGTCGGAAGCGGAGTGCTAAACGAAGTTAATCCACTGTCTTGCCATGCGTTACTAAAGTTCACATTGTTCGCCTCCGTGCCTAGCTTTGCGTCCGCCGTAAATGACGTTAGTGAAGAGCAGGATTGCCATGCGGACGAGAAGTTAGTTCCATTACTTAAATCCAACGCAGGGAAACTTGTAAGTCCACTGTTTTGCCATGTGCGTGTAAAACTTACTCCAGTATAAGTTGGGTTGTTACCAAGTTGTAACCCGCTTGAGATTTCTGTAAGTGAACTTGCGTCGCGCCACGCGTTGGTAAAGTTGTCTCCATTACTTAAATCCAACGCAGGGAAACTTGTAAGTCCACTAGACCGCCATGCATTATCAAAATTCACATAGTTCGCCTCCGTGCCGAGCTTTGCGTCTTGGGGGAATTGCGTAAGTGACGAGCAGCCATTCCATGTGTTCTGAAAACTAGTGCAGAGTGGAGCTTGGATTGCA